TACAAATAGAACTGTTTTTGTCCCTAAGAAACTGTCTTCAAAAGGTCGATTCAACCAATATCTATATTTTTTACAATTGCTAATTAATGCGCCACTCATTTTTGTCACTCCAAAAAAAAAAAGACCCGCGTTGCCACGGGCCAAACACACGGGGATTAAGCGAATGATGGTTTAACTGCTAAACCTTGAGCAATCAACATCTCATCAGTCCAGGCACCTTTAGCCATGTAAGCCTCATAGGTCACACCGTTAGCAGCAGCAGTCATGATCAATGCAGCAGGTGCTGCTGTAGGGGCTGGCGCGGGAGCAGGTGCAGGAGTCGGGGCCGGTGCTGCTGTAGTTGCTGGTATAGGGACTGGTGCTGCGCCACCGGCTACACCAGCGAACATTTGTTCAACCGATGGTTTGTTATCTAGACGACCCATAGGGGGTTCTTCATCTGTTAACAAGATACCGTTAAGCCAGCCACCAATACCTCCTGTACCAGCTGTATACCCACTGATACCTGCACTGACATAGGCAACCTTACCACCGTAAAGAGCAGCAGGATCTGCAATAGGCATACGACTCATGTCAACCACGGCTGGCCTGTCATCAGCTTTAGCAGAACAAGTGAACAGATACCAACCGACAAACCGGGGGTCATGGTACTCTTTCGCTGCTGGAATTTTATTCTCATAAAGGTCAAAACAGCAATTGGTGCCCGTGTAACCTGATGGGAATGTATTTAGTTTAGCCTGTTGAACTTCAGCCAGTAATCCGGGTACTTGTGGATCATTCGCTGGCATAAGAACACCAACACCGAATTTTGGATCACCACCTGCTTTGGGTACTTTGGCAGTAAACACATTTGGAAAATTTAAAATACCTCTAATTGTAGTCATTGGATATTACCTCAAAAATAATTGTTAATGTTTAAAAGAATGAAATGTCAGCAGGTGTTTCTAGTTTAGGCACATCAGCAAACATCATTTCAGCTGAGTCATCTGGCAGACTGTGTGCAACTTTTTTCAAAGTGTCTTTACCTGCTTTAGTTGTGACAAAATCAGCTTCAATCTTTGTCTTCTGTGCATCGTTCAATTTGTCACACTTCATCAGTGCAGCAACAGTGATCAAGTTCTTTGGATAGATGTCTTCAAGTTTCAATCGACGAGCTTTTAATTTCTTGACAATGACATCTTCGGGTTCATTCCACACTCGACTAGATTTACCAGGCTGCATCGCATAACCACTGACATGTTCACCCGCTTCAATACGAGTTTGGATCTCAGTTGCACACTTATCGAATGCAGTCATGAATGGTTCTTTTGCACTTAACAAGGCTGATAGTTGATCAGATGTCAGTGACTTTGGATCAGAAACAACTTGACTAATATGCTCAAACATCGGCATATTTTCAGTTGTAGACAGTTGGTTGTTACTCATAGCCTTCACCACTTGTAATGATTTTTCTGTAGCAGTCACACAGTGACCACCTCGTTTAGGATTAGCCTTGCACCATTGACAATGTTTTCCACTGAAGCAGGGTGCATTAGGATCATCAGTTGCAGCTGCTGCACGACTCAGTTCAATGACTTCATCAAGTACATGAACAGGATGAAAATTGTCATCAGGTCGTGTGCTGCATTGATAACGAATGACCGGGTTAGTCTTCGGTTGTACAATGGTCATACGGCAATTTTTCACTCGCTCAATGCGAAAGGGCCTAACTAAATCAATACCACTTGCAATGAACGGACGCATTTTACCGACCAGGTAAGCCAACAACTGAGTGTTACCAGGTACATGCACCCAACCACGACCATCTTTGTAATCAATCACCTCGATGAATACTACTTCACCGGTGTGGTCATTACGACAAATAATGGTGACATCACAGGTACCGTTCCAGTCATCACGACCAAACATGCCTCCTGGATCAGAGTGTGACTCAGCTTCAACTGTCACAGAGCATTGTGGATGTAATTCTTTCAATTCATTGACACGTCGTGTGATGTAATCCAGACACATCTGCACCCGTTGACATCGTTCGATACCGACTAGCCAGCCACTAGAATGCTCGGGGTGATTTGCACCGATGATTTGTTGATCGTATTGAATTGCATGTACGTTGTTATTCATGCACATCTCAAGAAGCAGATGACTACCGGTACCATCAATCGCTGCTTCACCAGGGATATCAGTATAGTTTGCCTCTTCACGCACTGACCCAGGGCAATGAGGCCAGCGGTGGTTTGAGGGACCTAAGCGTGCGTGCTTCATGCTGGTATACTCTGGACCTTGGTGAGCAGTGGCTGGTACTGATCAACTGTTAATGAAGTAACTCCTGCGACGCCGAACTCAGCCAGAGCTGTATCAATTGCGTCACGTTTACCCAGACGCTTGAACTCAATCACGAGCTTGGCATTCAGTTCTTCAGGAGTCATTGCAGGTGCAGGAGCAGGTGCCTCAGTAGTTGTAGGAGCAGGTGCAGGAGCGGCAGTAGGAGCAGGTGCAGGTGCAGCAACCGGGTCACCCGTTGTTTCTGGTACCTGGGTCACAATATCAGCACTAGTAACAGCCGGTGTATCAAATGTACCTGGCTGTGTGTTTACTGCTATTTTTTCAAGTGCATCAGCGATGCGTTTAAGATTAGATTCGATACTCATCGGTATAAGTCTCCAAGGTGAGCCTTCTGTTCTTTCGTTGGATCAATATGTAAACGTCCATCATTGAAGGCAGCTATTATTTCACGTAGTAACAATTGGTAAGGTTTACCGGTTACACGTTGCGATTTTTTCTTAAAAATTTTTAATTCCATCTCGGACATACGCATTCGCAGGTCACCATCAAGAATCTCAGTTTTTTCCTTTGGCATGGCAAAAGTCCTCATTGGTTAAATTTGTCACTGTGGGCAAGTATAGTGGAACAAAATGTAGCATGTCAACCTTTTTGTTTGACTTTGTGAAACTTTTCCTATAGATTGATTTCTCAAGCAAAAAATGTTTAAATAACTAAGCGGCTTATCTTTGATTGATCGTCATGGAAACAGCCTACTCTGACCAGGTTGCCGCTAAACTCAAACAGTCAGATACAATAATAAGGTTGGAATGGATGTCAGAGCAACTACCCTTAAATATTACAAACAAAGAATTTATTGAAGCAGTATTTAGTGACGACTCTTTATGGTGCCATGTCACAGACTTCCCTTACGACCCTGTTAACATACCGAAAGAACAACATTTGATTGCATGGAAAGGTGACTACTTCTCACGGTATCAATTAAACCCAAACACCAATCAATACTTCACCATCAGCACATTCTATTGTGACGACCAGCAACAGGCACGACGCCGCAAGGCACTCTTCAAACAGACACCCTGTATCGTTCTTGATGATGTCAAAGAAAAGTTATCAATGACTGAGGTTAACAAGTTACCCAGACCCGCGTGGATACTTGAAACATCCATAGGTTCTGAGCAATGGGGCTACATTCTTGATACACCTTGTACTGAGCGTGGTCGTGTTGAAAATTTGCTGGATGGCCTGGTGGCGAATGGCCTTGCACCTGAAGGCAAAGACCCAGGAATGAAGGGGGTCACCCGATATGTCAGGCTCCCTGAAGGCATTAACAATAAATCAGATAAACTAGTCAATGGTCAACCGTTTAAATGTCGAATGCTATTGTGGGAACCGTTCAACAGGACCACATTAGAATCACTTGCTAACCCATTTAATGTTGATCTAGATCAAGTAAGACGTGAATCAAGGATCGACGGTGCTGCTAATGTATCCGATCACCCGTTGATTAATATTCCAGAAGTTATTCATATTAAAGAGGTACGAAGCGATGGACGTTTTGACATTACTTGCCCTTGGGTTAATGATCATACTGGTGCTGATGATAGTGGTAGTGCTGTGTTCACGAATGGCGATAACACCATTGGTTTTAAATGTCATCACGGGGCTTGCCAGCATCGCACTGGCAACGATTTACTTCGTTACATTGAAACACGTTCTACTGGCTTTTCAGCTACATTAAAAAACTGGCAACTGATGCGTGAATTTGACACCGTGTCGCCGGTGTCGTTCATGGATTTTGTTGCCACACCACAAATCAGTTTCATGGATCAGGTACCAGTGCAAAGTGCAATACAAGAAGTCAACCCTGATGCACTGCAACATTTATGTGACAACCTGCGTCGTGAGCCACCAGGTACCAATGAGCAGCGTGACTTTGCAGCGAAGGTGCTGAAGTACACCGACGACCTGCCAAAAATTGACCGTAAACATTGGCATGACATTGTGCTTGATATCATGCGATGGACTAAATCTGATTTTAAAGAAATCTTAATTGATTTACGCAAGACCTGGTACGGTGAGAAGATCAGCAGTTCTACTTTCTATGACAATGTTGTTTTTGTAAAGGAGCTTAACCAGTTCTATGATTGGGAGTCACGTATCTTCTTCAGCACCGAGGCCTTTCAAAACAGTTTCAGTCATGAAGATGCTGAAGCTCGTAAGATTGCATTAGAAGATGGTCGTGTGCAAAAGGTTGACAGGCTGGACTACGCACCGAGGCAACCCCGCGTGTTCATTGAGAACGGTTGCCGGTATGCAAATACCTGGAGTGATTCTACTCAGTCAGTGGGGATGCATGGTGATGCATCACGGTGGACAAAACACTTTGAAGCAATCGGTTGGGCAGAGCATCAAGACCACATTGAGAAATGGATGGCGTACACCCTCAGATTCCCTGAAAAGAAAATCAATCACATGCTGTTATTAGGCAGTGGTGAAGGTGTTGGTAAAGACTTTTTATTGTACCCACTGACTAAAGCGATGGGTGAAAACCACAGTGTCATCAGTGGTGAAGAGTTGTTGCGTGATTTTGACGATCACTTGCTGTCAACCAAGTACCTGCATGTCAATGAGACTGAGTTAGGTGATCGGCGTGAAGCCATGGCTGTGAGTAACCGACTCAAGCCCCTGGCAGCTGCTCCACCGGACACGTTGCGTGTGAATCAGAAAGGTATTAAACCGATTAAAATACGCAACATTGTCAACGCATCCATGACCACAAACAGTGTCTTACCGATGCGCCTGAACGGTCCCAGTCGCAGGTTCTATGCCATATGGTCTGAGCTTAACCCAAGGGACAAAGATGACAACATGAAACCTGAGTGGCTTGAATACTGGGAAGACCGGTGGACCTGGATGAAGGGGGGTGGCTGGCAGTTTGTCGTATGGTATTTGATCAATGAGGTTGATTTAACTAACTTCAACCCCAGTGAAGCACCACCAATGACTGAATTCTTACGTGAGATCAAAGAGTCATCCAAGTCACCGATGCAACAGACCCTTGAAGCCTTTATCTATAAGCAACATGGTGCATTTAAATGGGATGTTCTGACGACGAATGACATGGGTGAAACACTACGCGCTGGGGTGCTGACTCCTGCTGATATGATGACTGATCCAAAATACTTTACTGATAAAAAAATTGGAATGATACTGAAAGAAATGGGGATCTACCGACAAGTCAGATCCACCAATGCCCGGTTGTGGATTGTTCGCAATGAAGAGAAGTATGCTCATATGACATCGACGGCTTTGTATCATGAGTATGAGCGTCAGATGAAAGAAGCAAAAGGTAACGCGAGTTTAACAGTGGTGAGGTGACGAAGATGGATATTAAAGAAGTAGGTATATTAAGTGATTTTGAGTTGAATATTCGAATTGCTGAATTAATCTCAATTAATACCAAACAAGAGGTTGAGTTTTATAACGAACAAGTTCTAATTCAAAAACTTGGGAATGTTGGCAAGAATTTAAAATCATTTTTACTGGTCGATTACTGCAACAACTGGAATGATTTAATGCCTTTGGTTGTGGAGCATGGAATCTGTTATGCAGATAGACAAAATGATGGTTATTTAGGTCAAGGTAGATTTTTGGTTCAGTATGCAGCAAAGCAACTTGAATCAGGGAGATATGAGTTTATTGAAAAGCGCGGAGATAATTTACAAAGAGCATTAGTAGAATGTCTACTATTGGTGTTGCAAAATGCTTAAACCAGGTTGCAATGCTTACCAGGAACAAGACGAATATGTCTGCAATCGTTGTGGGTATCGGTGGGATGTTAAAGATCCTGACCCACCACGGTGTAAAACTGATTTGAAATTATACGGCGGTAGGCAATGTGGTAAAACTCGATACACCCAGGAAACACAAGACCTTATTAACAAGCGTGGTATGAATGAGCTTAAAAAGGTGATGAGTCATGGGTAAAGTGTATCAGACACCTGGGTTTAAATTGAATGATTTTCCAAAAGCTCACTTGCGTCACGATGATAAAATCAGGTGTAGACATTGCGGAGTGACTGTTGATTATATTGAAGCTAACAATGAAGATGACTTGATTATTTATGATGATGTGGAGTTTAAAACTATCATTAGCAATATTCAAATATACGGTTATGTACCTTGTGTACATATGACTAAAATAGATAAATAAGTCTAGGCTAATGGGCCTTGTAACCAGGGTTCATTGTCGTAGCATGTCGCTACAACCCTGCAAATGGGTTCACTTTACTGGACACTTTTATGGTTTGATTTTAGTCTATCTAAAGCCCCTCGGTTAATAATCTTGATAAATTATTTTCACACCGAGGGGTGTCACACTTGCTATTTTAATTAAACAGTTTTATATTAACACCACGGCCTAATGGCCTTAACCATCGATGAAAAGAGGAAACATTATGCGAAATTTTAGAATTTGTACATTGATTGCAATTTGTATGACTCTCTGTATGTCGGTATCAGCATCAGTGTTGGATGAAAAGTCTTACACTGAACCAGCCTTTGCAGTATATGCCGGATACTCTGGCTTTATTCAAGCAGCAATTACTGCTTATACTGTATCTGATATGGTAGTATCCTTCACAGGACTCACCATTGAGAGCCTGGGCAAGCTGAAACCGGATAACCCGAGACTCATTTATCTTGTATTAAAGCCAACGAAACTGGCAGTCATGCAGAATCAGAACTTTGATCGAGTCTCAGTCAGTATGTGAATGTAGACTAGGAAAATTTAACAGATACTAAAAAGCCACTTTAACCGGTGGCTTTTTTATGCTTGACTTGTACAGGTCATAGTGTGAAAATTGGTGCTAAATTATATCAAGGTAATTAATATGTCATTACCAGGTGTGCAAATCAGAGGTGTATGGACCCGGCAAGATACTGATCCTATTTACTCTGGTGCTAACCCTACAACAAGTAGAGGACCACCTGATGAAGATTGGCCTGACGCTACTACTACAGGCGTCCCCGCTGGCACAACACTCACTCCGTCAGGGAGTATAAATACTAGCAGCAATGGACAAGTTATAGACTCCATGGAAGTAACCGGTGCTATAATAGTTAATCACGCAAACGTAACTATTAGTAAATGCAAAGTCAATGCTGCAAGCGTGTTTAGAGGTATACTGCATAACTCAGGCGATGGTCTGGCAGTAACAGATACTGAGGTATTTGATGCTGTTGCAGATGGGGTTAACTCTACGAGTGGTGCATCAGCTACATTTACACGACTACATATCCATGACTGTGATGACAATATAAAGAGGGGAGCGAATACAGACCTCTTTGATTCATATATACATGGCTATATAATTACCGGGGGTAGCCATAACGATGGACTACAAATCAGTGATGGGTCTAATATGATTACTGACGGTAATCGAATTGACGGCCCGTACCAAGGACAAACTTCTGCGATGATTGTAAAAGCTGATTTTGGGTTGATTGATAACGTAACTATTACAAACAACAGGTTATCGGGTGGCGCATATACTCTTTATGTGAGAAAAGGAACGAGCTTTGCTACACCTACCAATGTAACAATAACAGGCAATACCTTTGAAAAAGAAAGTTTTGTATTTGGTGCTTTCTCTTTTGATACACCTACAGCAACGTGGGTATGGAATACTAACGTATGGAATGATGGCGACCCTTATCCATCACCATTTTAAAGAATTAATAGGTTAGGAGTAAAATCATGGCGGTAAACGATGTTACATATAGCTCACAAACAGTATTAGCCAATCTAAGTAGATTAGCCTCTCTAGCAGATGGCGAGGCTAGAACCTTTGGTGAGATAGTTGGTGCAGGAGAATTATCTAACGGTATTCATTTAACTCTACCCATTAATGCTTCAGCTGTGGGTGGAACTTATCAACTTTATTTAGTTGAGTCACAAGATGGTGCTGTATGGACAGATAATATTGACCCAACAGGTGATACTGGTGATGTAGCAGCTAAGATAGAAGATGCTATACCATTAATGACTATAAGCACTATTTATAATGTTACTACTAGACCAGATGCTATAGTCCATCTTCTTGTTTCTATGTTAACCAGTGCTAAATATATTGGGCTTGTATTACTTAATGATTCAGGTTTTGCTATGCCCGCTAGTGGAGCAGATGGGGATTCAGTTACTTATAAAATAGCGAGTAGCTAAAATGGGCATGTTCGAATTACCCAATATATATCATCCAGGTCTCAAAGACCCAAGGCATAAACCTACGGTTAAGACTAAGCTTAACAGAGAGAGTAAGCTGTTAACGGCTAAAGTAGCTGTAGTATTATTTAATAACCCTGTATCACCACAGTTCTTGGGTACTAGTGAAAAAATGGCCATACTCTCTGGCACACCCCCTAGGGATGTTGGTAAAAGTGGTTTTCAATATAACTTTAACACTGTTAATAGTTTTGATATTACTGGTAGCTCCACAGACTTAAAGTCTGTATTTAGACCTACTAAGTTTACGTTCTTTGCAAAGGTTAAAAGAACTCTTGCTGGTACAGATTTTAGAGCAATATTTGCATCTCCTATGCAAAGTGCAAGCTCTGGTTGGCTGGTTACTGTTAATGTATCTAATAAGATTCAATTCTTTACTCACAATGGCTCAACCTTTGAAAATATAGAATCTGCTTCAGTACTGCCCTTAGATACAGAGGTGTGGGTTATTGTTACTTATGATGGAGCTAATAAATTTATATACTTTGATGAGGTGGAAGAGGCATCTGGTACAGGAGTATTGGACTATCTGACAACTAACACAAATGCTCAAGTTGGAGAATATAGTGGCGCAAAGTTCCCTGGCAGTATGTCATTGCTTGGTCTTGTTCATAAACCGTGGAGCGCAGATCAAGTTAAGTCTTTTGTTCGTGAACCTAATCAAATACTAGACCCTATACAGCCTGCATTATTTCCAGTACAAGGTGTAGCAGGGCCTACAATAGTTAGTGTCACCGGTGTCGGTGGTGCGGGAATTGTAAAAGATGGTGAGCAGGATATCGCTTTTGTAACTTCAGATTTTGCTGATACATCCAGTGAAGCCACTATCACATTTTTCTCAGGCACAGCAATAACTATTGCTACCGGGGTTGATTCAATTGGGGGTTCAGGTACTTTTAATCTACCTAACATATCAGAATTTGCAATAGATACTGAAGGGTGTCCTCTTACTTCAACCAATAATATTGTTCGCTGTAAGATACAGTACGATGTCGAAACTGCTGATCTAATTATCGCTTATAACCCTGTCACTGGATGGGAAGTTAAAGAATTAACCAATGTTGCCAATGATCAAGGCTCCTTCACTGAAAACTTTCCTTCTGTAGTAACCGATGAATCAGAAGCCTATTATGACACCTCTGATTTTACTTCTATTAGTGCGGGTGGTCCTAAGTTAACCATAACAGCAGCGACTCAAGCTGATCCAGTGGTGCTGAGTGTAGTGAATAGTTTATCTGATGGTGATGTAGTCGCAGTCAAAGCTGTTGTTGGTATGACTGAGCTTAATGAACGAAACTTCACCGTTAGAAACCCAACTGGCACCACAATTGAACTTGAGGATATACAAGGAAATGCTGAAGACGGAACAGGTCATACTGCATATTCATCTGCTGGCACCGTTGGTTTGGCTGGTGGTATATTTGACACCAGTAGTGAAACAGATGTATTAATACAATTCAGTGATAAGTCAGATGACACCTGGAAACAGACTACTATGTCAATTACAGCGGCAAGTGGTATAATACCCAGTATGAATACCTTATCACTATCACTTAAATTAGGACTATAATCATGGGCAATATCACAAGTGCTAAACGACAAGAAACATATCCATCGCCAGTGTTCCCTATGGCGGTACCCTCTGACTCAACTGTTCTCGAAGGTGTGCGTAGCCTGTATGTGGTAACAGCTGGTAATTTGAACCTGGTTGACCAGAAAGGCAATACAACCCTGTTCCCTGTGGTTATTGGTCAAACTTTACTGGTTCAACCGAGCAAGGTTCTTGCTACCGACACCACTGCCACTTGCGCTCTATTCTACTAATACAATTGAAGCTGTATTCAAGAGCCGCTTTGTTGCGGCTTTTTTGTGATTGATGCTTGACTTGTGGCACATTGTGTGACTATACTACTGATGCTAATTAAATAACCCGGTGATGAACATGAAAGATAAAGAATTTTTAATCTGGTTACATGAAAGATTGACAAAAGTTCATGGTGAAAAGAACATGGTTGATTATATGCATAGATTTAGGGCAATAATCATAAACACAGATCCTGATAAAAAAGCACCACCTGGACCCACTGGTAACCGTATTGAGGAAATCATGAAAATAGACTACAAAGACAATCAAGTCAAAGACAACACCTGGGTGCAGAATGTGATCATCGCTGTGTTGTTGATATTTATCTATGTGGTATTAACACAATGAAAACTCATTATAAAAAAATTAATAATTACTGGTGTGTATTTGAAGACAGAAGTGAAACAATACCTATTTTGAACGTACCAGGTAGTTTACGAGCTGCAATTATAGAATGGAAACGATGGGAGCATCTACAGTCATTGATTGCTAGTAAACCCTCCATATTGAGGAGTTGAGAACGTGCAAATTTTAATGAAGTACAGAGCCAAAAAACTCAGGGAATACATCGTAGGCATGGAAGCAGAAGAAAAAGTACTTCTTTCGCTGGTGAACAGCTGTTCTTCTATACCCACTTATTATGTTGATAAATTACTGGATACCAAGAAACAATTAGCCATATTCAGAATGCGTCTGGATATTTTAACCGATAGGATAACTCATGCAAATTGAAGAAATTAAACATGTGTTCGCGTCACAGGGTGACTACATCATTAACATCACTGGGACTAACTACTACAGGGTGGGTGGTAAGCCCAGGCAGCGTTCACTTCGGTCATTGGACCGTCAGGCCCAGGCAATCGTTAAAAAGCAGCAGAAAGCAGCTAGGAAGCTAAAATCCTACCAGAAAGAAGCCGTGGAAAGTGTCCTATCTGGTTATAAACAATCACGTGATCGGTCAAGAAGAGGTGTAGCATGAATAACATTACTCAGATAAACAAATCAAAGAAACAAATGATTTTTCACGGTGGGTGTCATGGTTGTACTCAGCAAAGTGGACCGACAGGTACAGAAATATGTAAAGGGTGTCAATATCTTAATGCTAATTGGTCTTTGCCTGATTTGAATAATGAACCACCGAGCGTTGCTGATATTGAGCGTAGCAGGTTAAATAAAAGTACAGTAATATTACCACCTGCTGTATCTACTTTATTTCACCGGTTAAAATATTTATTTACTGGAAAGTTATCATGAACGAGTCAATGCAAAAAGCAATGTTACTTGAAAACATTACTCTTTATAATCAAAATCTGACACTTCAGGAAGAGATCGCAATACTGAAGGGTAACAAACCCCAAATGATGAACTCTGAAGGAAAACTGACATCAGCGATGGACAATGTGTTAGCTTCAAGACTTGGAGGTATTGCACGCCAGGCGGGTGCTGATAGATTAGATGTTGGTGATTCAATCGATAGAGGTCTTATATTAAGAAGGTTGCTTGAAGAAAATGATTTTTATTTAACCTGGGAACCACGGTTTGTAGCTGTACCAATGACTCATAAGGTCATGAAGTTCAAAGATTTACCCATCGGTGCCCGGTTCAAGTATCCTGGTAGTGATAAAGTGTGGATTGTTATTCATCCTTGGGGTGAAGGGTTAGTCGTTGGATGGGAAGGTTTAGACAAGCCACGTATACACCAGTCACATTGCTCATTCTGCGATGATGAATGGTCACTTGATTCTACGGTTGAGGTGTTGATGTGAAAATGTTTCTCAAAGGTCAGAGTGTTCCTGCCTGGTTAGAGATAGTGAAAGCTGTTGATGAGCAGGGGTGTGAGATGAAAACGTCTGTAACATTCACCTCAACCTGTGTTGTATGGGAGCATGGAGAAAGTTACCGAGTTACCAGTTTATCCGGTGGTGGTTTTTTGAAAGCGGGTGCTAAAGATAAAAGCAAACCGATTAAGTGTCTTTCGATTTTCGGTCAGCATCCACCAGGGAAAACAGGCGATGTTATCTTCTATGGGAATATTAAATATGCAGCAGAGAACGGGCTGGATATGGATGAGGTGTTGAAATGAGTGAACCCAATCGATTAGCTCAACTGTACTGTAGTCATTGTGCTGGATTCTTTGAAGATATCCTCAGTACCATTGACAATAACCATCGAGAGTTGGTGGATGAGGGTGACAGAGTAATTGAACATCTTTTTTGCCCACAAGGTTGCACTGACACCTTTACTAAATCAAGAGTTAAATTATCTAATGCAGCAGAAGTCAATGTGAGGACACCGTGGGACGATTGGCGAGTAGCCCAGATCCAAGATGAAATTGGTGAACATGAACAAGCAATTAAAGATTTGGAAGAAGAATTTAAGTATTTTCCATAATAAACAATTAATTAGGAGAACTAGAAAATGATAACTAAAGGTGAACTCAGGCAACAGATAACTGACCTGAATGCTGAAGTAGCTGTACTCAAGGACGTGGTTGAAAAGCAACATGCTTTGATCATCAAGTCGTATAAAATCATGAAGGGGATACTTCCACCGAAATTGGAGAAGGGTGACCTGGACATGATTTCAAAGGCACATGATAAACGGGAGCGTAAGAAAGCTGCTGCATTGAATCGAGTGAAGCATTGAAACAAGCCACCTTCGGGTGGTTTTTTACATCTCCTTACATCTAGTGCTTGTATACTGTGTCACATTGTGGGACAATATCTGTATTGGTTAATTAGGAGAAGTGAAAAATGAACCGTTACGAAGAGAAACAAGAAGCAAAGCGTGACAGACTGAACGCTGCTGCTGATCGGGCTGACCAAGCCAGTGATGCAGCGTTCCAATCCAGCCGTGATGCGACTGCTGGCATTCCTTTTGGTCAACCCATCTTGGTGGGTCACCATTCAGAAGCTCGTCACCGTAAAGCCTTGGATAAGCAGTGGAATCAAATGGGTAAGTCTGTTGCTCTCAGTGACAAAGCTGACAACTTAAGAAGTCGAGCCGCTGGTGTTGGTACTGGTGGTATCAGTTCTGATGATCCAGACGCCTTGATTAAGTTGAGAGAGAAACTAGCCAACATGGTCAAGTCCCAGGAAACAATGAAAGCAGCTAACAAAATCATCAGGATGAAAAAATTATCCAATGAAGAGAAGATTGTTCGAATGATAGATGAAATAGGTTTAACAGGTAACCAGGCTTCATTGATATTACAACCGGACTTCGCTGGTCGTGTTGGTTTCGCCAGCTACTCACTGTCAAACAACAATGCCAATATGAGAACTGTTAAAGGTCGTATTGCTGAGATGGAGCGTAAGCAAGAAGCTCTTGAAAAGTCCGGTGGTGAGAACATTGAAATTGAAGCCGGTGGTATCAAGCTGGTTCAAAATTTTGAAGAGAACAGAATTCAGTTACTCTTCCCAGGTAAGCCTGATGCTGATACCCGAAAGAAGCTGAAGTCTAATGGTTTCAGATGGGCACCCAGTCAAGGAGCTTGGCAGAGACAACTGAACAACCGTTCCATCTGGGTTGCTAAAGAGTTATTCGATGAACTGACTAAGGACGCATCATGAAAGCACGATTTAAAATTGGAAGAGTGTGGACACTAGTCCGACCATCATTCACCAGGGATTATGTCATAATTGATATCTATAAAACTTATAATTCCAAGAATGAATTAATAAAGATCCGATATGTTTGTAAAAGTGAACTGTCAACTGATTATGATGTTTGTGATACAACCATAGCCAGAGCAGTTGGTTATAAACAATTAAAGGAGAGTAGCGGTGAAAACTAAATCGAAAGCCTATTTGAAAGCTGAAGCGTTGCGTAATCAGATGAACAAGGGGTTGTACAAAACCGTTGCCAAGGACCTGAGTTGCGTTGTTTACTTCGGACTGAACCCAATGGGTAAGCCCAAGGCGATTGGCTACCGTGGTCGCTCTCTCAAGCCAGCATTCAACTACTTCTACAATGAAGAGAAAGCCAGGAATGAGAAAATTAACAGCTTCATTGACGAGTGCATGGAGAGAAATAATAAATACCAGCCGAAGCCCAGGACCTTGAAGGTGGGTGATGTGTTAGACAGCTGTTGGGGATACGACCAGACCAACCGTGACTACTACCTGGTAACCGAGTTGATTGGTAAAAGCATGGTGGAGATCGTTGAGATTGGTCAGCATAAATCTCATGATGACATTGACCGTGGTGACTGTTCACCAGACCCCACCAACATCATCGGTAAGCCAATGAAGAAACGTGCTGATGGTGACCGGGTGAGGATTGCCAGTTACGCCAGTGCTTCAAAGATGGAACCCATTGATATCATCAACGGTGTTAAAATTTACGACAAGCAGTATTGGACTGCTTATCATTAGGAGATAGGTAATGAGTAAGTGTATTGTATGTAAAAAAGTATTTATAGAAGGTGAGTTACTACAAGCATTTTTAAGATGTCCAGAAGATCCCAATGGTAGTTGGACAGCACCAATTAAAGTTGATAATGGATATCAAGAAAGATCAGAACGCAATAACGATACAATTAGACGCAAGCATTTAGATTGCAAATCATCTTTGAAAGGTGAGTTTGATGGTTGTGATTCACCTCTAGCTGAACGATTGAAAAGACGCCTTAAATAGCCAAATTTACCCCCGTGAAACATAGCCGCTTAATTGCGGCTTTTTTATAATATCCGTGACACATAGCCAAAAAGCAATCTGTCATAAACGTGTCATCGATTTTAAATGTTGTTGCTAGAAATGTTTTTATGTCAATGATGCTTAAAATGTTGATGCTGTGAGTGCAGACGGTCAAAATGACGCTGAGAATGTTGACGCTGTAGACATTGTTGCTTAAAACATGTTGTTATAAATGTTTAACAAAAACGACGTGGCTACAGGCCGCGTGGTTACTGGGCTGTAGAGCAGACATTTCTGGTGTTAAAAAATGACACGTTTTTTCGTGAATGTGTCATCACCTCAAAGCCGCGTGGTTACTGGGCTGTAGCGATTTAGGGTCGCCAATCGATGACACATCCAAAAAAAACGTGTCAGTACTTATAACCATATGGCAGTAAGGCTACAGACGATCGATGACACATTGACACGTTTTTGAGATACCAGAGTTATTGAAATGCATATATACGCAATCAGCACTTACCAGTATCGGTGAAATAACGTGTCATGTGTCATCGATTTAACATTCTCAGTGTTTTTGCTACCGTGGAACATGTTGGTTGAGGTCTGATATTATCGGTGGTATAGTGGCTGAAATGAGGTGACAATTATGACGAAAAATACAGTGAATCATAGCTTAGGTGAACGTGCTATCGGTGACTTTGATTCATCGAATACTAAAGAAACATTAGCATGGTTAATTGAGCGTGATGGTTTTGGATATCTATCTGTTGAGCATGAACAATTCAAATGGACAGAAGATGTAAATAAAGCTATTCGATTCTGTAGACGTGAAGATGCTGAAATGATAGGTGAAATTGTCCTTGAGGATTGTGATAGAATAGTTGAACATATGTGGATGGATTAACATCAATGAGAAACGTCAGACTATTAGACCAGCTGAAGCTACCACCGAAGTATGCAAACTTCGTGGTGGAGTACGTGAAAGATTTTGCACCACGTCGTGCTGCTGAGGCTTCTGGGTTCGCTGCTGAGACAGGTTACTCTTTACTTGATAAACCAGAAATCGGTGACGCTATCGCGTACATCATTGAACAACGACTTGAAGCTAATCAAATTGACGCTGATTGGTTACTCACTGAGATGGTAGACAATCACATGATTGCACGTCAACAAGGCAACATTACAGCCAGTAACACATCACTATCGATGGTGGGTAAGCACAAACGTGTTGATGCCTTCGCTGCTGATAAGATTAAAGTATCCACTGATGCTGATGTGGCTGACCGCCTGATCACTGCTCGTAAACGACTGATTGAACGTGATACTCCTGAAGATGATGTTTCATTTCTATAATAATCTGTGTTAACCTTCACCTGACCCGTTGCTGAGATGATGAGGTACAACGTAGTTCGTCACTCTGCACTATCTCTACCTTTTCAGTAACGGGCATTGCTCAGTGACGAAAGGTGGCACATGTCTGATGTAGATATTCAACTAGCTGATGAGATATCCCAGTTCTATGACGACCCGTTGGGGTTTGTCTACTTTGCATATCCGTGGGGAGAACCTGGGGAGCTTGAAGGTTTTGACGGCCCCGATGTGTGGCAAAGAGAGGTGCTTATAGACCTCGGTGAAGAAATCAAAAAGCGCAAGTTCAATGGTCACACTGCTGTTGATCCTATTCAATTTGCAACAGCGTCAGGTCATGGTATTGGTAAAAGTTGCATCACTGCATGGCTTGTCAATTTCATACAGTCTACCCGACCGTTTAGCAGAGGTCGTATTACAGCAAATACAGGGGACCAGCTTAGAACAGTAACAATGCCTGAGATATCCAAATGGACAAGTCTCTGTATCACAGGTCACTGGTTCCAGGTCAATGCAATGAGCGTTCACCATCGTGCATATCCTGACAAGTGGCGTGTCGATGCATTGACTTCTCGTGAAGAGAACAGTGAAGCTTTCGCAGGACTACATGCTGCAACATCCACACCTTTCTACATTTTCGATGAAGCCAGTGCTATCCCTGAAAAGATATGGGAGGTTGCATCAGGTGGTCTGACTGATGGTGAACCGATGCATTTCTGCTTTGGCAACCCCACTCGTAACAGTGGGTCATTCTTTGAGTGCTTCAGGAAAAACAGTCATCGATGGAAAACACGACAGATTGACAGTCGTGACACTAAAATAGCAAACAAGAAATATCTGAATCGCATCATCGAAGACTTTGGTGAAGACAGTGACCGGGCTAGAGTGAGAGTAAAAGGACAATTCCCCAGAGGTGGTGATATGCAGTTCATGCCCAGTGATGTTGTCTATGATGCGATGACTCGTGGCTCAGGACGGTACCTGGGAGATGATCCATTGATCTGTGGTATCGACATGACACGGGGCGGTGGTGACAATTGCATGATCCAGTTTCGTCGTGGTAGAGATGCCAAGTCTGAAAAGGTTTACAAGATACCAGGTGAAAAGACACGTGACAGCATGAAGGTTGTGTCAATGCTTGTAATGGTATTGGACCGGCATAAACCTGATGTTACATTCTTGGATAGTGGGTCAATGGGTGGTCCCATTGGTGACCGGCTGCGTCAACTTGGGTACCATGTCATTGATGTTGGTTTCGGTGACAATGCTGCTGATGTGAAGAGTTATAAGAGTCGTACGGCTGAGATGGGTTCACACTGTAGACAGTGGCTACTTGACGGTGGTGCTATTCCCAATGATCCAACACTTGAAGCCGCTCTTACAGGACGTGAGTTCGGTCACAATGATAAAGATCAACTAGTATTAGAACGCAAAAAGGACATGAAGAAACGCCTGGGTGACAATGATAATATCAACTACGATTGGATGGATGCACTGTACCTGACGTTCGCTGAACCTGTACCAAAACGTGAGGTGCCACGAGGCCATTTAGACCACAACCCCTATGTGCGTGGCAAAGACAACAGTGATTACAATCCATTAGATAGCCTTGACTCAGATGAGTATTTGTAGACATTGATATCTCATGTGGTATTATTCCAATAATTGTAAATGTCAACAGGAGATTTATCATGTGTTTAGGATCACCATCGCCACCTGCACCACCTGCTGCTGTACCAGAAGCACCACGTGCACCTGATGTTGCCGCCAGTGAGTCAGCCAAGGACCGTGATAAACGTCGTAGAGCATCAGCCACCGGTGAAGGTCGAAGTACTATTTTAACCAGTTCACGTGGTGTACAGGATGGAGCCGCGACGACGACTAAAACATTATTAGGGCAGTAAATCGTGTCAACAACTCGTGTTAATCTTGATACAACTCAATATGTCAGGGTCACCAGTGATCCACTGACACCTTCATCACTGTTATTACAATCACACCGTGACACTGTACGCATTGCTTTCAACACCGCTAAACCAGCTACAACCAATGAAGTATTTCATGAACTTGGAGGTGAACATCCACCACTACCTGTTTCAATGACAGAGATTGCTGCTTGGGCTTTGGGCATGACTGAGCGTTCAGCATTGACAGTCACAGAGCAACGGTTACCTATTGAGATCAGTGATCGTGATACAATGGGTGAGGCAGTATTCATTCAAGATCAAACTACAGGTGTGTTAAGTGTTCCCTTTTTACAAGACAGGGTAACATTAGAATTAGCTGCTGCGACTGTTGTTGGCTCATACGAGGTAGAAGTAGTGACTGGTGGAGGCGCACTGGTCGGTGAGATTTTGGAGTTAGCAAGGGCTGCAAATGGCATATTCATGCAAGCTATGATATTAGCTATTGCCGTTGGTGCTACTGATACTATTACTTTAGATGCCCCAGTTAATGATGTTTATGCTACAACTGATATTGTACAAACTTCAACTGAGAATTTATTAGTTGATGGTTCAACGACAGAACAGGTATTTTCAATATTACCATTACCCGGTCAGAGAGGTGATATGGTTCGATTAATCACTTTAATTGAAGGTACTGATAACATGGATTATGGTACATTTGGTTCTGATGCTGGTTTGGCTCGTGGTTGTGTGGTCAGGGTCAACAATGGTGATGGGACTTATAGAAACCTATTTAATTTTAGAACCAATGGTGATTTTGCACTACAAGGGTTTGATACTGTGTTTCATGTACCTAGACAAGGGAACTCAACCAGGGGTTTTTCTTCAAGGATAACTTGGGGTGGGCAATCAAAACATGGTGTTGTTATTCGATTAAGTGGTAGTCTAGGAGAAAGATTGGAAGTGGTTATTCAAGATAATTTAACTGCTGGACTTAATACTAAATTTAAACTCCTTGCAGAAGGCCACGAATTACAGGAATCTTAAAATGCCAAACATTATAAGTTACAACAAACGACTTGAAGCATTACGTTCTGAACGCTCAACGTTCATGCCATTGTATCGTGAACTGTCTGATTATCACCTGGCACACCGTGGTCGATTTCTCACATCTGACCGCAACAAAGGTCACAAACGTAATACAAAACAAATCAATAACACCTCTCGTCTGTCAGTACGCACGCTTCAATCGGGCATGATGTCAGGAATCTCATCACCGGCACGACCCTGGTTCAGGTTATCATCCGGTGAGAGTGACTTGGATGATGTGACAGCAGTGAAGACATGGCTGCACCAGGTTCAACAGTTGATGTACAAAGTATTTGCTCAATCGAATCTTTATAATTCATTGCATCAGTTATACGGTGAACTGGGTGTATTTGGCACAGCTGCAATGGGTATTTTCCAAGACTTCGAGAACGTCATCTGGTGTAGACCTTACACGGTTGGTAGCTACATGATTGGGTTGAATGCTCAGAATATCAGTGACACTTTTTACCGTGAATATGAGATCAGTGTTGGTCAATGTATCAAACAATTCGGTGAAGAGAATGTCAGCATCACCGTTCAACAACAGTGGGCAAAAGGCAACAGTGAAGCCTGGGTCAAAGTGGTCCATGCAATTGAGCCTAATGATGACCGTGATGGTGCAAGCCCACTGGCACGTGATAAAGCATGGCGCAGTGCCTATTATGAATCAAACAAAGGTTCAAAAGGTGCTGTGAACAGTAACAAGTTCCTACGTCAATCAGGCTTTGATGACTTCGCCATTGTCACACCAAGATGGGATGTCACTGCTGAGGATGTCTATGCAACTGATTGCCCCGGTATCACATCACTGGGTGATACTAAAGCATTGCAGCTTGCAGAGCGTCGTAAGTACCAGGCACTTGATAAACTGGTCAATCCACCATTGCAAGGCCCATCAGCACTGAAGAACAAAATCAACAACGGTACTGTAGGACCTAATGAGATTATATGGCATGAACAAAACGGTAAAGGTTTGACCAGTATCTATGGTAATTACAGACCTGATATCAATGTAATAAAAGAAGAAATCAACAGTGTTGAGAATCGCATTCAACGTTCATTCTATGAAGATTTATTCTTGATGCTGGCACAGACTGACCGCCGTCAAATCACTGCACGTGAGGTTGCAGAGAAGCATGAAGAGAAATTATTGATGTTGGGTCCAGTATTAGAACGTCTGCACACTGAGTTACTTGACCCACTGATTGACCGTACATTTAACATATTGCAACAGAACGGTGTGCTGCCATTACCACCACCTGAGTTGCAAAATCGTGAGTTGAATGTAGAATATGTGTCAGTGTTGGCACAGGCTCAGAGACTGGTTTCATTGGGTGCTGTAGATCGTCTGGTACAGTTCTCAGGTGAGCTTTCAACAATCTGGCCTGAAGCACGCCACAAGGTCAATGCTACACGAGCCGTTGATGAGTATGCTGAATCACTCGGTGTTGATCCTTCATTGGTTAACAGTGATGATCAAGCGGCTGCAATGGCACAGGCTGAAGCAGAGCAGTTGGCACAGGCACAGGCAATGGCAACAGCACAACAAGGGGCTGAGATGGCTAAAACAGCCTCTGAGACTGAGATTAGTGAAGACAATGCATTGGGTACCGTGATGCGTAGAGCAGGACTTGCATAATGATTAATGATGACGTGTTTGAAGAGGACAATAACCAGGGTAAAAAGGTTCAGAAATCCCGTGAGTTAGAGTTGTTCAGTATCCGTAATGTCATGAAGACTGAGAATGGTCGTAATTTTATGTGGCGTTGTTTGGAGAATTGCTGTACTTTTGAGGATATATTTGATGGTGATCCGATACAACATGCGCATAATGCAGGTAAAAGGTCACACGGGTTGTGGCTTCACAGTGAATTGAAAGAAGCTGCAACAGCTAATTATTACATAATGCTAAAGGAAAATTATCATGAGTGACGAAAATACTAGCACTACAGAAGTGCAAACTGAAACAAACACAGAAGTGACACCTGAACCAGGTGCTACTGAAACAGGTGCTACTGAAACAGTGTTAACTAATACTGAAGTGACACCTGAACCAGGTGCTACTGATGAAGAAAAAGCTGCTGCTGCTGATAAAGCTGCTGCTGCTGATAAAGCCAGTGATAAAGATACTGGCGACGATACTGGTGAAGGTAACCAGACACCTCCCGATACTTATGCCGATTTTGTGATGCCAGATGGTGTCGAAGTTGATGCAGCAGTGTTAACTGAAGCAACCCCACTTTTTAAAGAGTTGGGATTGACTCAGGAGCAAGCGCAGAAACTTGTAGACTTCCAAGCAAAACAGGTCCAGGCGAGTTCGCAGAGTCAAGTCGATACTTTCGATCAGTTGATGAAAGACTGGCAAGAACAATCTAAAACTGACAAAGAGTTCGGTGGAGATAAGTTTGAAGAAAACATCAAAATCGCACAATCTGCCATTACTAAGTTTGGTACGCCAGAATTGAAGCAACTGCTGGAAGAACATGGTGTGGGCAACCACCCCGAAGTTATCCGGTTCATGGTCAAGGTAGGGAAATTAACTGCTGAAGATGTGCCAGATGGTACCGTTACACCGGTGTCCAAGGCCAAAGGTCGTGAAGGCCGATCAGAACGACTCTACCCTAAAGACTAAAATGGTTAACAATTTAAGAGGTGTAAAATGTCTACTTTAGGAAGCACGTTCATCGATTTGATCGATGTTTATAAATTACAGGATGGCATGGGTCAATTTGTCGATGTCATTGAAATGTTAATGGAGATGACTCCAATTTTGGACGATGCTATTGCGGTTGAGTGTAACAAAGGTACATCTCACTTGCATACGGTTCGTTCGGGTTTACCTACAGTTACCTGGGGTAAGCTGTATCAAGGTATTCCAAACAGCAAAGGTAAAACAGTGCAGGTTGAAGATGTCACTGGTTTTGTTGAAGGTTTAAGTTCTGTTGATGACCGTTTACTGAAACTGTCTACTAATGAAGGTGCAGTACGTTTGTCAGAAGCAACAGCCTTCCTTGAAGCAATGGCGCAAGAAGTCGGTTCTAAAATGTTCTACGGTGATACGGCTTCGGACCCTGAAGAGTTTATGGGCTTGGCACCACGGTTCAATGATAAGTCTGCTGCCAATGGTAATCAGATCATTGATGCAGGTGGTGTAGGTTCTGATAACACATCCATATGGTTTGTTACCTGGGGTGAAAATCAGTGTAACCTGTTGTATCCAAAAGGTACCCAGGCTGGTGTTCAGCGTGAAGATAAAGGCTCTCAACGTGTTACTGACGGTAGTGGTAATGCCTACTATGTCAAGGAAGAGTTGTTTAAATGGGATGTTGGTCTAGCGGTTAAAGATTGGCGTTATGTTTCTCGTATTGCTAACATTGACGTGAGTCTTATGCAAGCGGGTTCAGTCGCTCTTTATGACTTTATGCGCAAAGCATACTACGCGCTGCAAAATCGTCGTGTCGCCGGTGGTAACATCGCTATTTACTGTAACACCGATGTGCTTGAAGCACTGGATGCACTGGCTACAAATGCAGGTGCTTCTGATAACTTTGTACGTCTAAGACGTGTAGAAGTTGAAGGTCAGGAAGTTCTGACTTATCGTGGCATCCCACTTCGAGAAACTGATGCACTTCTCAATACTGAAGCACAAGTAACTTAATATCGCTTGTTTGTCTTTTAATTAATTTGGAGATTTATCATGACCATCTTTTCAGCACAACAAATATTTTCAGATGATCAGGCAATCACTGCTACAGCGATTTCCAGTAACGTCATCGACTTGGGGGTAGCAGGTACACCACATGGTGCAGCTGCTGCTTTAAATAATGACAAAGGTAAAGGTAATAAAATACCTATCCTTGTACAGGTTACTTCTGTCTTTAACACGCTTACCAGTCTAACTATTACTGTTGAAGTATCAGCAGCAGCAGGGTTGACGTCACCAGTAGTATTGGCGACTGAAACCATTCTGTTAGCTGATCTTGTAGCAGGTAAACAGATGCATATGCAGGTATTGCCCGATGGTGCAGATTTGCGCTATCTTGGTATTCGATACACTGTGACTGGTACAGATCCTACGTTGGGTAACATCACAGCAGGTATTACAATGGGTAACCAGACTAATACCACAGGTGCTTAATTAAGTTGGGGCTTCGGCCCCTTCTTCATTCGTAAATTTGGAGAATTACAATGCCTAGTTATAAAGTTTTAGAACCTGGTTTCTTTAATGGTAGGTTATATCATCCTGAAGGTAAGCGTAAAATACTGCATGCTGATAAACCATTCCCGTCAAAGGACAAGAAAGAACAGGTACCCTCATGGCTTGAAGCAATCAAAGCTGAGACTGCGCCTACTACGTCCACAGGCCCGACCGTCAAGGAACTTAAAGAAAAACTGAAGACCCTTGATGTAGAGTTTAATAGTAACTCGAACAAGGCAGTTTTAATTGAACTTTTGGAAAGTGCTGAAAATGCCGCAAAAGTAAAAGCTGATCAAAAGGAAATCAAGGAAGCCAGTTTCCTGGGTGCAGGTGAGAATAGTACCACTGTAGAAACACTCTGAGGTGACATATGCCCGAAGATCAAGTAAAGATTAAAAAAGAGAACCCCGGTAGTAATGATGTCTGTTGTTCTAATGGTGATCATTATCCTTGGGGTACCAGTTTACGACTTGAAAGTGAATTGATTGAAGAGTTGGGTGTTGATAGTTTAGCCGTCGGTGATATCGTTGAGGTTCGCGCCTTTGCTTTTGTAGACAGTAAATCTGAACACAGCAACACTGAGAGTTCTGAAAAAACTATCGGTCTTCAATTGACTACTTTGAAAGTTCGTCGTGAAGAGGGCGACCGAGCAGAACGGCTTTATGGCCCTAAATCATAATTGAGGTGAGCCATGACATCTGAAGTGGAAGTATGCAACCTGGCGCTTGGTAATATCCGCGCGGCTAGTATTAACAATCTCACTGAGCCTAGTGTACAAGCTCAACAATGCAAGTTGAGGTATCCTATTCTACGTGACCGTTGTTTACGTGAACTACCTTGGCAATTTAACCATAAGATCAGAGCATTGGCATCACTCAGTACTGAGATATTCAACTGGGCTTACGCTTACTCATATCCTGTTGACTGTTTAAAGATCAATCGTTTAGTGGGTTCTTTTGAAGAGTTACCTGCTGGTAGTTCTGATGTAGCATCTCGTCTTCTGGATAGTCGTGTAATAAATTTGAAGGAACAAAAACGACAGATACCCTATGAAATATTCAACTTCGATGACACCAAAACAATAGGATCAGATCAACCTGATTTACGTGTTGATATTTCGGCTAAAATTACTGACCCCAATCTATTCAGTGATGACTTTATCTTGGCATTATCACACCTGTTAGCATCAGAACTCGCTATACCGGTTGTAGGGGCTGAGTTGGGTCGTGCATTGCGTAAGGACTCATTACAGCTTTATACATCCTACTTCGCATCAGCGGTTGCTGCTGACATGAATGACCAGTATTCTCCACCACAGGAAAGTGAATTTGTCACAGTTAGGAGTTAAGCAATGCCGCAGATTACTCAGTGTAGTTTTACATCCGGTGAAATTGCACCCGCTTTGCGGTCACGTGCTGACTTAGTTAAGTATGCTACAGGATTGAACTTGTGTGAAAATTTTTTCATACGTGCACAAGGAGGTGCTTATTCAAGACCAGGTTACCGTTTCACTGGTGAACTGGATGACTCATCTCGTAAAGGTCGGTTAATACCCTTCAGCTTCAATACTGAACAAACCTATATGTTAGTTTTTGAGCATTTGAAAATGAGAGTGATCAAAGACGGCGGGTTAGTTTTAGACGGTGGGGGTCCTGCAATATTTGAACTTGTTACACCTTACACTGAAGCTCAATTACCTAGTCTTGGGTTCACCCAGGACGCTGATGTTATGACACTGACTCACCTTAACCATGACCCTGCAAACCTCAACCGATTAGCAGATGACAATTGGACATTAACAGATGTTGATTATTCACCTACTGTTGATATTCCTGCATTTAGCCCAGGTTTAAGTTCCAGGGTGATTAGTAATATTACTCAAGCAAATCCGGCTGTGGTCACTGCGACTGCACATGGTTTTTCTACTGGTAATACGGTTGATATAGAAGACGTATTGGGAATGGTAGAAGTTAATAACAGTTCTTTTGTTATCACGGTCTTGACTGCTGATACGTTTGAGTTAAATGATGAAGATTCAACGGGTCATACTGCCTATACATCAGGTGGTACGGTAACCAGGCCCAATGGTATTTCCACTGTAGGTTCAGGTTTTGGTGATTTTGATAAAACGTATACCTATGTTGTGACAGCAGTTGATGAGTTTGGTATTGAGTCATTGGCTTCTGTTGAACTGAGTATCACCACGAAATCACTTTCACAAACCGGTGGTGTTCGGTTGGCATGGGGCATTGTTGCTGCTGCCAGTTACTATCGTATTTATAAAGATCCATCCCTGGGTACTGATGTCTATGGTTGGATAGGTGACTCAAAGAGTACTTCATTTGATGATTATAACATTGCACCGATTACCAGTGACGCGCCACCTGAAGACCGTCAGCCATTTACAGGTGCTAACAACAATCCTTCAGTCGTTACTTATTATCAGCAACGTCAAGTGTTTGCTAATACGAACAATGAACCTCAAGCTACTTATACAACCCAGGTCAATAATTTTAATTCGTTGCGTACATCCAATCCCGCGCGTGACGACGACGCTGTAACGTTCACAATTGCGGCAAAGCAGGTCAATGAAATCAGGCACTTAATACCATTGGATTCATTGATAATATTAACATCCGGTGGTGAGTGGAAAATGACTGAAGGTCGAGATGAAGTGTTAACACCTTCAACCATCGGTGTAAAAATTCAATCATACAATGGCTCGTCTATTGTGCCACCTGTGATAATCAACAGTACTGCATTGTACCTTCAAGAGAAAGGCACACGTATTCGTGACTTAGCTTATGAATTTAGCAGTGATAAATATACAGGTAACGACTTGTCATTGATGTCTGAACACCTGTTTGAAAATAATCAGATTGAAGCAATGTCTTATGCTGCTGAACCTTACAGTATTTTATGGTGTGTACGTGATGATGGTGTGATGCTCGGTTTAACTTATCAACGTGAACATCAGGTCTGGGGTTGGCATCAACACACCACTAATGGGTTGTTTGAGTCAGTTGCTTCAGTGACTGAAGACAATCGTGATGCTGTTTATGTAATCGTAAAACGTAATATAGATGGAAATGATGTCAGGTATATTGAGCGATTAGAGCCACGTGAGTCAATTAACTCTGAAGACTGTTTTTATGTTGACTCAGGTCTGTCATATGATGGTGCCCCTGCTACAGTGTTCAGTGGTCTTGACCATCTTGAAGGTGAGGTTGTGAGTATTTTAGCAGATGGTTACACTGTACCAGACCAAGTAGTTGCCAGTGGTGCTGTCACTCTTGAACGTGAAGCGTCAAAGGTCCATGTAGGGTTGAGTTATCTGCCAGCCATAGAGCTTTTAGACATTGATACACCGTCACCCAGTCAAACAGTTAAGGCGCAATCAGTTTCTGTGTCCAAGGTAACCATTGAGGTTGAAAAATCTCGTGGCGGGTTCGTAGGACCACGACAAGATGATGGTTCAGCAGCACCTATGCAAGAAATCAAACCACGTTTTGAAAGTGATGAATATGACTCGATTGAATTGAGGACCTATAAACAAGAGGTGATCATAGATCCACAGTGGGCAAAAGGCGGCGGCGTTCGTATTGAACAACGTGCACCGTTACCATTATCAATATTATCTGTTATTCCACAGGTTGATGTGGGTGGTAACTAATGACTAATATCCAGTTTGTGAAACCAACGATAGGCATGATTGCTTCAATCGCTGCTGACATGCGTCAAGCTGATGCTGATGAAGTTTGGGCTTCGAATAGATATAAACCATTACAAGCTATAATGGAGAGTTGGAAGATGTCACACTATTCTGTTGTTGTCATGGTGAATGATATCCCTTGTGTTATATTGGGTCTGGTAAAACGTGACTTCTTATCAGGTACCGGGGTACCGTGGCTATTAGGTACAGAACAGGCATTGAAACATGCACGTGAATTTTTGAAATTATCACCACCGGTCATTGATGAAATGCTTGCTCTTTGTCCCAGATTGTTTAATTATGTTCATGTAAAGAACAGGATCAGTGTCAGATGGTTAAAATGGTTAGGTTTTAATATCGATGAGCCAGTACCACACGGTCCCGCCGGTGAGTTGTTTCATCGATTTCACTTAGAGAGGGTAGAGTATGTGTGATCCAGCCACCATAATGGCAGTGACAGCAGTTGTCTCTGCTGCTTTCACAGCAAATCAGAAACTAAAACAAGGTAAATTCCAAAAAGGGGTTGCTGACTACAATGCTCGTGTTGCTGAAAACGAAGCAGAAGAAACCCGTAGTGCAGGGGTTGAACGTGAAAATATTCAACGTCGTAAAACAGCAGAATTATTATCTAAACAGCGTGCACAATTGGGCGCTGCAAATGTTGATTTGACATCAGGTTCACCATTGCAATTACAAGAAAATACAATAACACTGGGTGAAGCTGATGCGTTGCGTATTCGTAGTAATTTTCAAAGACGTGCTGAAGCATTGGAGACAGGTGCTGATTTAACACGACAACAAGGTGAGTTCGCAGAATTCGCAGGACAAAGTGGTGCGTTTAGTACACTGTTGGCAGGTGTTAGTGTAGCAGCAGGGTCAGGTGTTGCTGACAAATGGTTCACCCCTGATAGTGCAGCAAACGCAGGAACAAGTGTTTTAGCTACTGATCTTGGTCCTAATTTCTTTGGAGCAACATAATGCCTAAAGTCGCACAGTATGAAGGTAATCAAGTTCTTACTGATGTAGTCAGACAACCTCGTGCTGATGCTTCAGCAGGTGTTGCTGCTTTCCAATCGAATATTAGAGCTACACAAGGTCTTGCATCATTAGGTAAAGCCGCTGCTGGTATAAAACAACGTATTGATACTACCTCTGCTGAAGAAGCACTGGTACAGTTTGAACGTGATAAAAATAACTTGTTCTTTGATCCTGAAAAAGGGTATTTCAATACCCAAGGTAAGAACGCTTTTGACAGTGGTAATGCAGCAAATGAAGCTTTGACTGGCCTGAAGAAACAATACGGTGAAACACTGAATCAGAATTCTAAAGTAATGTTTGATAAATCTGCTGATGTGCACATTACCCGGGGTCAACAAGATATCGCACGACATTCAGCTAAAGGGTTGAAAGCCTGGGAGGTTGCTACTCTTCGTGCACAGGTTGAAAATACTATGGAGAATGCTTCTTTGTATTGGAATCAACCGGACCAGTTAGCTGTTCAGAATGCTGTAGGTCGTCAGGCAGTTATTGACGCTGCTGATGCTGAAGGTATCGGTGCTGAAGCGAAAAACGAACGACTGCAAACTTTTGATTCATCATTTGCAAAAGCAGCCATTTCATCTGCTACTAACAGCAGTGCTGCTGAAGGTTCTGCGATGATGGAAAAGCATGGTGACAGGCTAGAAGGACCTGACAAAGTAAAACTGGAAAAAGAGATTGATGCTAAAGCCAAAGCTGAAAAAATACAATCTGATTCTCAACAAGCAATCATTGCAGGTGCTGCTTTGGTTGACACTTTTGACAGTCGTGAAGAGTTGCGTGAAGAAGTTAACAAGATTGAAGATCCAGAACTTCGTAAGAAAACAATGACTGAAACAATGCGTCAATTCGACCTGAAAAAGAAAGGTGAAACTGAAGACCAAACTGAGGCATTTGAGCGTGCTGAATCACATATTATTGAAGGTGGTTCTGCTGAAACTTACCAGGCTCAAGATCCTGAAGGTTGGGAACGACTATCTGCAAAGCAGCAACGTAGCATTGACTCAGGTAAAGCGATTGTCACTGATTGGAATAAATATTCTGAATTGATGACGTTACCTAAAAAAGAATTGAGTAAAGTTAACCCTGCTGAACACTTCCATCAGCTTGCTCCTGCTGAACGTACTAAATTAATCAGTGCTGTTAAAAGTGCCAAGGGTACTGGTTCGTCAAAGGACAAGATAGAACACCAGGTAGGTCGTACTCGTGGTGCACAGACTACTGCTGCTGTTGAGCAGATTTTAGGTAGAAAGGTTAAATGGAATGATGACAAACGTAAAAAAGCAAATGCATTTTATGACTTGCTCGATGGTGAAGTGAGACATCGTGAAAGCCAAAAAGGTGACCCATTGACCTCTGAAGAGTTCACCAATGTGTTGTCTGATTTGACTCGTGAAGTTACTATTCAGCGTAGTTTTATTGGTGTTGATATTTTTGCGCCAGATATAGAATTGAAGGTCACAGATATACCACCTGAGAACCTGAGAGTATTGAGTAAGTTCCTACGTGACAACAATATTCCTGTAACTGCTGATAATCTTGCGAAAGCTCAACGACAGGCAGTAGAATAATGCCAGAATTAGACCTTGAGAAGATTGACCTCGGTAGCTTTGGGATAAACGAAGAGAGTCAGCGACAGACACAATTGAACGCCAGCATGACTGAAGCTTTGAAAGTCAACCCTGACCAACATGCAAAAGTCACTAACCTCAGTAAACAATCTGGTGTACCTGAGTTCGCAGTTAAGTCTGATCCTGAACAGGTTGAACAGAAACTTAAACTAGACCAAATTAATCTTGAGGGCATGGTTGAGCGTTCACCGGCTACTTCTAAATTTCTCACTGATGATGTTAACAATCCAGTCATTGCCCAGGAAGATGTCATTGACGGTCTGCTTGAAGGTTTTGAAGAGACATTCAGGGGTATTGGTCGATCAATCGGCATAGGTTTTGACATCCAGGGTAAGGGTCTTCAGTTAGCTGGTACAGATGACACAGCGACTCGTATTCAAGATTTGATACCACCGTCTGCTTTACCCCTTGGCATTGACCCACAAGAGGTGTCAGAGCAGTTTGCTGCCAGTTTTGGCATTGAAACTGATGAGCAGCTTGCAGAAGCTAAACAGCAAGCAACTGACAGGCTCCTGGGTGAAATTCAAGAACTTCAAAAAGAACGACAAACATTAACCCCTGAAGATTTGAATATAGTTCAGGAGGGTGTGCGTGCAGGTGTTGAGTCACTTGCTAATATGGCACCTGGGTTCGGGTTGATGTTGTTGTCCGGTGGTCGTGCAGCACCGTTGTTGATCACTATTGGTGCACAGACTTTTGCAAGCTCATACGGTGAAGGTCGTGCTGATGGGCTAACCCCGGAAGAGGCACAATGGTTCGCCGGTATCGATGCAGCGATTGAAGTGGGTACTGAGTTATTACCTACAGGCACCCTTGAACGAATATTGACCGGCAAAAGTAAAGGTCTGAAAAAAGAGGCTTTGAAATTTGTCGTACAAGAAATGGGTACTGAGCAGCTTGCTACTGCATTACAGACACTTAACTCAGTTATGTTCGGGTTAGATGAAGAACTGCAAAATGCTCAAGGTGCTGAAGAAGTAATCAACATTCAACTACGTCGTCAAGCAGTCACTGCTATTGCGACTATAGTTGCGGGTGGTACTCAGATCACTGCTGCAACTGCTGTCAATAAAACGATTGCTAAATTGACTCAGACTGAGGTTGAAAAAGAGACTCAAGGTGACATTGAGCAACGTAACATTGACAAGCTGAATGAAGACTCTGAAAAATCGAAACTTAGAAAACTTGCTACTGAATCATTTAAGCAATTTATCAGAGAAGCAGATACTACTGACACTCACGTGTTCATCGACGCTGTGCAGACTACGCTTTATCTGCAAGAAAAGACCCCTGAAGAGATTGAAGCTGATCCAGCATTGAAGACATTGAGTAACGCTGTACAAGAATCTCAAGCAACAGGTGCTGATGCGGCTATCTCAATTGATGAGTTCACCGGGGATATTGCTGGTACTGAGCATTTCACTGAGTTACGTGAACATATGACATTGAGTGAAGACACAATATCACCTTTCCGTGAAGAACAACATCGTGAAGAAACTCAAGCCTATGTTGATACTATTATGGCTGAAGCTCAAGAGAATGCTTCTGAGTACGTTGAGGCCCAGGAAACCTACACTAATTTACGTGAGCAGTTGATTGACAGTGGTGCTGTGAATGCTGCTAACGCTTCGGTTATGGCACAAGTCATGCCAGCATGGGTGACAGCTAAAGCACGTCGTGATGGTCAAACCGTCAATGAGGTATATGAGTCATTAGGTTTTGTTGTTGAAGGACCACAGACCGGCGAATTGACACGTCTTGAAGGTGAGCAGGTGTTGACTCAGTTACCTGTTGAACAAATTGAAACTGAATTCAGAGAGCAAATAGAGTCAGATTTTCCTGCTGCTGTTGAACAATACGATAATAACCCCGAATCAAAGAATGGAAAAATATTAAACACTGACACTGCTAGAGAGTTATCAGACGTTTATCTTGCTGATAGAACACAATCAGCAGCAGTTCATGAACCAGCCAGTGAATTCATAAAAAAACGTTACACTCAAAAACTTGCAGAAGAACCCAAACCAGGCGAATTACCTGCTGTATTATTCACAGCCGGTGGCACAGGTGCTGGTAAATCAAGTTCAGTTGACGGTCTGTTTGTAACTAAAGACTATCAGGTTGTCTTTGACACCAATATGAATAAATTTGAAAGTGCTGATAGTAAAATTAAACAAGCACTTAATGCTGGCAAAGATGTTCAGATAGTCATGGTCTACCGGGAGCCTGTTGAGGCTTTGGTGAATGGTGCGTTACCGAGAGCTATGAGACAAGAAGCAAATTTCGGTAGTGGTCGTACAGTGCCCATTGAGGAGCATATTAACACCCACATAGGAGCCACTGACACCATTATAAAATTGTCAGAGAAATATGAAGATAATGAATCTGTTCAGATACAGGTCATTGATAATAGTCGAGGTAAAGATAATTCTCGACCAGCAGATATAGAATTTCTTAAAACTATTGATTATACTGGCAAGGAAGCTGAAGTTAAGGAGGCTTTAGAAAATGAGTTCGAAAAAAATACAATATCAGAAAGCGTCTACCAAGGGTTCAAAGGAACGAGAGCAGTTCCTGAAGTTGAGCGAGACAGCCAGCAAGAGGCTCTCAGACAACCTCAACCAGACAGTGAAGAAGCCCGTGGCTACTACGACCCCGCAAACAGTGTAATACGACTGACTGAATCGTCTAACCTGTCTACATTCCTGCATGAGTTTGCACACTTTATGTATGAGATGGAAGCGCAGGGTAACACTGACATGAACCAGAGTATCAACAACTGGTATAAGCGTAACGCTGAAGCGGTGGCGAAAGAGGCTACTATATATCTCGACGGTGATTTTGACGTATTGAAACAAGGTGAACGTGACACTGAAGCACCTCAAAAAATCACTGAAGAAGATGTTGTCAATTATCTTGATACTGAGTCATCAGGTAGCAAGGATAAAGATTCAGCTATCCGTCGTGCTGTACATGAACAGTTTGCCCGTGGCTTTGAAACCTATTTGATGGAAGGTAAAGCACCCAGTATTGAGTTGCGTAATGCATTCAGAACGTTTGCCCGTTGGCTTGCTCAAATCTACCAAGCTCTACGTGGTGATTTGAAAGTCAACCTTGACGCTGAGATGCGTGCAGTGTTTGACCGGTTACTGGCAACTGAAGAACAGATTGCTGCTGCTGAGTCACGTGCACGAGTTGAACCAATGTTCACTGATGCTGCCATGGCAGGTATGACTGAAGCGGAATTCACTGACTATGAAAAACGTCAAGAGAAAGTTAAAGATGTACAGTCTGAAACTCTACGTGAAAAATTAATCAAACAACTCACTCGTCAAACTAAAGCGTGGTGGAAAGAAGAGAAAGCTGATTTGATTGATGAAGAACTGGACCGGTTAAAAACTGAACAGGTATACAGCACTGGCACACGACTGCGCGATGGTGATATTAAACTGGATCACGCCACCGTGAAAGAAATGATTGGTGAAGAACGCACCGATAAACTGGGTCGCACATCTATACGCATCTCTGATAAATTACGTGGTCTGACTGCAAAAGGTCAGAAAGGTGTACACCCCGATGAAGCTGCTGCTTTCTTCGGTTATAACTCAGGCTCAGAGATGCTGACTGACCTGACTACTGCGCCACCAATAAAAGAGACTGCTGAAGGTAATGCTGAGTCACGAATGCTTGAACGTCACGGTGATATATTTACTGATGGTACCATTGAGCAACAGGCTGATGAAGCTGTGCAAAATGAAGAACGTGGTAAGTTAATTCTGCACGAGTTGAAGATACTTGCCCGTGGCACGAATCAGCGAACACTTGATCGTCAAACAATGAAATCGATTTCAAAAGATCGTATTGGTAATTTATCATTCCGTGAAATTCATCCAGGTAAATATCGCAAAGCTGAAATCAGAGCAGCACAAGAATCTGCTCGTATGTTGGCTGAAGGAAACAAAGAAGGTGCTGCACAAGCTAAAGCACGCCAGGTGTTGAATTATTATCTTGGCATAGCTGCAACTGAAGCGAAAAATGATACCGTGAAAATCGTTGACAGGATGTCACGTTACAATAAGAAAAAAGTACGTGAAGAAATTCAGAAAGCTGAAGGTGGTTACTGGGACCAGATAGTTAAAATACTCGAACGCTTTGAATTCAGAAAATCAGCCACACTGACATCTGTTGATCAAATCAACCAAGACATTAACACCTGGTCAAAAGAACGTATGGAAATCGACGGTGACGGCCTTGTGCTGCACAATGCAGTGTTGAATGAGTCCTTTGTCACCCATTGGAAAAATGTTGCTCACAGCGACTTACAGGGCATCAATGACTCAGTGAAGAACATTGAGCATGTTGCCCGGTACGCGAACAAATTAACTCGTATGGGTGAAGAAATCGAATTCAATAAACTGGTTAATCGTTGGGTTACCAGCATGGAAGAGAAGGTTAAAACCCGGTTCAAATCAAAACGTACTGATGTAGTTGAAGGTAAAAAATGGGGTCGTTGGTTAATGGCTCAGATGACCAAGATACCTGTGTTGGCTTCATGGCTCGACGGTGGTGAACGTGCTGGTATCAGTCATCAGGTCCTGGTTCAACCGTTCACTGATGCGTATGACGCTGAGATTAAACTGTGGAATAAAGCAGGGAAGCCTGTTATGGACGCCATTTTGGGTCGTAGCAAAGAAGACATGAAGCGTCACAATCGAAAAATATACATCCCTGAGATTGATGATAACTTATATGGTCATCAGATTATTGCAGTTGCATTGAACACAGGTAATGCTGGTAACTTGAGAAAATTACTACTCGGTGAGCAGTGGGCAGACCCAGATATCGATGCTGAAATCACGTTACAAAATCCAAAGTTACAAGCTGTCTTGAGTCACATGACTGAATCAGACTGGCAACTAGCTCAGATGATTTGGGACCAGATGGAAACACTTTACCCACAACTGTCTGAGGTGCACCGTCGTACAACTGGCCTAGTGCCACCTAAAGTTGAAGCAACACCTGTTGAAACACCCTTTGGTACATTCAAAGGCGGGTACTACCCTATCAAGTATGACCCTAACAGGAGCCACAAAGCAGCACAGAATGAAGACCGATTGAACGCTGAGACAGAATCGATGTTCAGCAATAACGCCAGTATTCAGACTTCGGTGAACACAGGCTCTACGAATGAGCGTACCGGGTTCTATGACGCAATCAGATTAAGTCTTGATGTGGTACCTGCTCATTTCCAAGAGGCTATTCACTACATTACTCATCATGATCCAGTGCGTGAGATTAACCGATTGACCCGTGACCAGCGTGTTGCTAAAACGATTAAAGAGAAACTAGGACCTGAAGAGTATGCACAGCTGAAACCGTGGCTTAATGACATCGCTAAAGATGGTCGTGAGGCCCCTACGAAGATGTTCTGGGATGACATACTGCAAAGGTTGCGTTTTGGTGTGACCCTTGGTGCTATGGGCTTCAAAGCGTCCACAGGCATCATTCAGCTACTGGGTCTGTCTAATAGCATTGCTGAAGTGGGTCTGGGTAACATGTACCAGGCTATGCGCAGTATCCTGGGTAGCACAACAACTATGAGACAGGCGTGGGATTTTGCTGTTGAGAATTCTAAAGTGCTTGAACATCGACCAGGAACAATGGACCGTGAGATTAAGAATGCAATGAAGCGTATTGCAAGTAAACGTGGCATAGTTGCTGCTGCACAAGAAGCCTCAATGAAACACATTGCTTTGATCCAGACGTTCTTGGTTGACTTACCCAGTTGGCACGCTGCATATATAAAGGGTATGGATACCTGGGGCGATGAAACTCGTGCTTTCCAGTACGCTGATTGGGTGATTGAGAACGTTCAAGGATCAGGTGCTACGAAAGATATGGCTCGTGTCATGCGTGGTCAAAGTGAGACAGGTCGTATGTTCACCATGTTCATGACATTTTTCAGTTCACTGTGGAATATGGAACGTGACCTGGTGAAAGGTGCCAGATCGGGTAGATATTCAACAACCAATGTAGCTGCTAAAGCAATGTTCATGTTCACCATCCCAGTGTTGCTTGAGATGTTGTTACGTGGAGAATTTGCCAAAGAAGATGATGATGAGGAAACTATAACCCAGAAAATGTTGATAGCCACTGCACTGTATCCGGTTCAATCGATTCCTTTTGTCCGTGATGTTGCTAACGCTGTCACTAGTGACTTTGGTTACAATATATCACCGTTACAAGCTATACTTGAACAAGGTACACGGTCCATTCCAGAAGTGGTTAAACGTGGCTTCACTGATGAAGAAATTACAAAGGGTCAGGTTAAAGGCGCAACCAAGTTCATCGGTGCCGCTTTAGGTATCCCAGGTACAGGTCAAGCGTGGGCAACAGGTGAGCATTTACATCAGGTCATTGTAGAAGGTGAAGAGTTAACACTGCATCAATTCTTATTTGGACCAGAGCGTAAATAATGATAGACTTTAATTAACAATTAATGGGAGTACATGACTTTGACTGTAAATACTACTAACATTACATCGGGGCCTTATCCTGGTAATGGTATAGCAGACACATTCAGTTATACTTTCAAAGTGGAAGATAAAACACAACTAAGTGTTTATGAGACTGATGACTCTGATGTTGAGACACTATTGACCGTTGACACTGATTATACTGTGTTAGGTATAGGTGATGATCCAGGGGGTACAATAGTACGTGTTGCTGGTGCTTTACCACTAAACTTTGAATGGTATATCCGTTCAGATTACAAAGAAACTCAGTTAACTGCTTTTTCATCTCAAGGTGCCTTTTTCCCTGACTTGCATGAAAATGCAATGGATAAGTTAACATTTTTAATTCAGCAGTTACTTGACGAAAAATCCAGAAGCCCTTCTGTATCAATATCTTACAGTGGTGACTTACCTTTAACACTAGATGACCCCGTTGCAGGATTGCTCTTACGATGGAAAGATGACCTGAGTGGTTTAGAAAACACATCAGGATCTAGTCTTCCCGCCACTAGCGGCATTGTTTTTATTGAAACGTATGGTGGTGTAGGTGATGATGGCACAGATAACCTTGTAGCATTTACTGTTGCTGCTGCTGATTTGATGGCAGGGGTAATCACAAGCCTACAATTAACAGCAGAAAAAATATACCACGTTACCATAGACGTTGGTAATACTTTATACATCAACTTCATTGAAGGTAACGGTGCGACTATTGTTGTTAATGGTGGCGGCGAACTCACCTATATCGGTGGTCCTACTAATTTAATTTTAAACAATGTTGATTTTGTTAAGGTAGGAGGTAAATTGACACCTGCTGATTTACTCTCTGCTGGTAAGCCTGTATACCGAGATACTGATAATTTAACAACTATGGAAACTGTTAAGTTAAACAAAACATCTTTCACTGCATTAACCACTTATTCTAATAAAGATAGTTGGGAAGATCCAACTGATGTAGACCAGTCAAGAGCAGCCAGGGTAATCAGATTCACTGGTGACGATATTGATGTTAGCCACATAAAGGTAAGAGGTTTTGCAAGAGGTATCACTATCACACCGAAAGTTGCTGCTTCTGGCTTAGGAACTGCCAAACATAAGGTCATAGATGTCGAAGGTCAGAACTGTGAGCTACTTGTTCAGCTAACGGTCTTTGACCAAGATAGAAACGGTAACGCTTCTGACTTCACTGAGACATTCGCTACCGGTGAGTGTAGAAACATTAGGATTAATAACTCTACTGCTCAAGCAGCTTGGTGGGTACAGCAAACACATGCTTCACCCAGGACAATAGCGGGGTTAGATTCATTGCTTGTTGAAGCTCATCATAATAACCAACTTGTTATAGATAATGTTGGCGGCAGAAGTGTACATGAAAGACCTCTATACAATCAGTCGGGTAATGCTATTATACAGAACAGCCATGATAGAATTAGTGGTGGTGGTGGACATCAGATTAAGATTGATTTAGCTGCTTATCCAGAAACGTATAGACAACACAACACTATACAAGACTGCTCCCATAGAGGAACAAATGATTCTGCTTCTGACTGGGCTTTCTACTCACAAGCTGACTGCTTACTTAAAGGTTTGTATAGTACCAGGACCAATGGTAACACTGGTCGTTTCTGCTTAAGCATTAACAGGAAAAATAAAGATTGTAGATTCATAGAAGGTACTACGGAGTTTGCTGGAGTTGGGATATTTGTTAATGTACCTCAGTTTGATACCACAGCCTTTGCTACTCCTGGGGAAGCTTCTCAAGAGAACTGGATATTCCAAGATTATAAACTCCATAATGTATATAGTACTGATGCTGTTTTAGGTAGTGTATTTGGTACTCTTACTGATCCAAATGGTTTCCCTATTATTACATTTAAAAATACACTATTTAAAAATATTGAACATAGCTTTACTCATGAAGATATTTTGAATGATGGTGGTTTAACTAGCCGATATTCTTTTGACTTACCTAAAATGGAAATAGTTAAGATCAGAGACTGTAATACAATTTTCAGATTCACTCCATGGAGAAATCGGGAATGTACTGATATTGAAGTCATAGGATGTAACTTTACTCAGCATTCTAATGTAGCGGCTGTAACTGCTTTTGATAAGTTGAAGCCATTGCAGACAGTAGGTTTACCCTATATAGCACCTCTCTTTACACCACCTTCCACATCGACTATCACCACTGATAGCGCAGATGGATCTAGTCAAGATGTTATAGATTCTACTGCTGACTTTGTATCTGACGGTGTAGCTGCTGGTTGGATTGCAGTTAATCAGACTACAGGAGCAAGAGGGGAGGTATTATCAGTAACTGATTTAAACACCTTACGACTCACATCGGGTGGACTATTCGCCGGTGGTGATGCTGACGGTAACAATAATGACTTTGTTATCGGTGATGTCTATTATGTTTATGCACCACTTAATGCGTCTGGGGCTTCTGGTTCAGGAGATTATAGAACCTCTGTTACCTTGACTGATGTTTCATCTGAAACAGAGTTTCAATCTACAGTTGAGACAGGTACGGTGACTACTCCTGATGTTGCAGGGGAGGTACTTATTGACTCTGCTGCCACTTTCTTATCCATCACCGTAAAAGGAGATACAGTATTAAATACTACTGATGGATCAGATGGTATTGTTCTCTCAGTGGACAGTGACGTTCAATTGACTCTCACCGGCGCATTAGAAAATGGTTCTGATAACCAATGGGATGCATCCGATGGGTACGATGTCATTCATAATAATGTTCAGATAGGTGATGTCGTTAGAAACATTACTGATGATTCATGGGGTAGGATCTCCTCTATCACAGATGCTGATAACTTGGTGATGGCACTTGGTTTGCAAGGTGGTACAGATAATGACTTTGAAGTTGGTGATGTTTATAGGATCTTCCCTCAAGTCTGGACTGCTGACAAATTTGATTTTGAGATTAATAGCCCATTGAATCTATCCCAGATACCCTCTATCGATCCTACAAAATGGAAAGCTCATTTTAGAAAGATGATAAATACGGGTTTAGTTACTCCTTTTGATCACTTAGTTACACTTGTGTTTGAGACTTTCATTGAAGATAATAAAGCATATAATGAGACTTTCACTTTCGTTGAACTTGATTGCACTATTAAAGTTAAGTTAGGTAACGAGCAACTTAAGTTTTATTGGCATTCTAACAGCCAAGAACTAGATTTAATCAGTTCTGTCAACCCTGTTGTATTAGCTACAGATATAGGTAACATTTCTACTAATATAGCTTTCTATCATGAACCTGTGGGTAATACTTTTGTTCTTCGTACTACCTCTACTTCACTCGCGGGTGGGGAAGTTACTATAACTTTTGATACTGAGGAAGGTATAGACAACGGTGTTGATGATACTGGTGTTCATACAGGAACCTCCTATACTCTTGAAAGAAACGACAATAAGAGGCCCCAGACCTTCGATAATGCTGCTGCTATTACTCTTACTGTTCCTGCTGGTTTAGGTGATTTTAATTGTGATATCATACAGAAAGGCCTGGGAGTTGTTACAGTAACACCATCGGGTACTACTGTTAATTCCAGGTCGGGTCGTTTAAGAACTAATCAGCAACATGCTGTTACTCATTTACAAAGCACTGCTGAAGATGTATTTTACTACAGTGGTGATACCCAAAACTAATTGGAATTCAGGAGCAATAAAATGACGGCAATAACTCAAGTAAAACAAGCAATGGAAGGGTTGGCGGGTAAAGTTCTTCCAAATGCCAGATTGATAAGCTATGTAGAAAGTTTCACTGGTCTTATTGGTGAGGTTTTAAATGATGAAGATCCCCCTTTGCCGTTAACCAATGAAGAAAAAGCTCAAGAGTTTTTAGACATACTGCTGCCTATAGTAATAGACAGAATGAGAACTAATGTCAGAAACACCAGATTAACTGCTGATGCTCCTGCTGCTGATCAAGCTGGTGATGATGCTGTAGCTGATTTGTAATCATGAGACTCAAAGATGAAACAGTCAGTATTAAGGGCTTTGTTCCTGAGATAATCTTTGCATTGATTATTGTCGATCAGGTGATGAAGGAACAGGGTCAAGAAGCTGTCATAACATCTGGATCAGAAGAAACCACACGCCACGGTGAGAAATCATTACACTATGATGGTAGAGCCGTTGACTTACGATCAAGAAGCTTTGAACGTCCTGAAGATATATTAGGTTTTTGTAAAATAGCCCTTGGTAATAACCCAGATATTGATATTATTTATGAAGGCAATCATTTCCATATGGAGTGGCAACCAAAACGAAGGGATAATTTGCTATGAAAAAAGGACTTATTTCAGCAATTAGTTTGTCTAAAGTAGGTTCGATTTATGCACCTGCTTCTTTCAAAACTACACCGATTGAAATACTTGCTGAACACTGCAACGGTTGTGGTTCTGCTAGTGCCAAGATTGATTTTGTACCTGATAAAATTTACGGTACTTATGTTGGTGAAGCCTGTCATATTCATGACTGGATGTATCACGAAGGCAGTGTAATTGAGGATAAAGAAGAAGCTGATCGAACATTTTTAAATAACATTAATCGGCTCATAAACAAGCGCAGAAAATGGTATAAACCAATATTTTTAATGAGAAGACGAGCAGCAACTTACGCTTATATGGTTGAAAAGCATGGTGGCCCTGCATTTTGGAACGGTAAACCAGGCAATTAATGAGTAAGGAAACTTTGTTATGGACGATGAAAAAATGATGCAGTTTCGTAAAGAGTTCAATGAACATGTGGAGGATTGTGAAAAGCGATTCAGTGAAGGTGACAAGCAATTTAAAAAATTAATCGATGTCACCAATGAAAACACTGAAGCTGTGACATTATTGATCGATGAAACCAGGGAAGTGATCCAGATTTATAAAGATATCCAGGGAGCAGCACGCATAGGTAAAGGTGTTCAATCTTTCGGTATATGGGTGATAAAATGGCCTTTGATCGGTGGTGGACTCTATGCACTTTTTAACTGGATAATTGAACATCTCCCCCGTTAGAAAAAGTTCACTGTTAATTCGTTCGTTGTCACACCGTCACGGTATCGTTGAAGTGCGCTCTTTAACCCATCCTGGTCGTCAGTCTTTCTTTCTATAGCATCAGCCACTGCCAGGTCAACCGTGTCATTGCACAGTATCCTGATGATCGACACTGGATGCTTTTGACCATTCCTATCTAATCGACCATTCATCTGTAAATAAAGTTCCAGTGACCAGTTAATGCCAAACCATACTATTATTGATCCAGAATCCTGAAGACCATCGATACCATGACCCATCGATAGAGGATGACCAATCATCAGTTTAATTTTACCAGTGTTCCAGTCGTTGATAAGTCGCTCGGTATCTTTCGACGGTGCAGCAGTCAGGTTCACTGGTTTGTATTTTTTAAATCGTGTCATGATCCGAGCAGCATCTGCTTTGAATGAATAACTACACAGGACCGGTGAACCACCCGCCTCTTCAAGAACCTCTTCAAGTGCGTCCAGTTTTGCATCATGCACAGCTTCAAACTCCGGTGAGTCACTGCTGAGATAGGGAGAACCATTGCAAAATTGTAGACATTTATTTGATATTGATGACTTGCTAAACACTTCAACTTCACGCCCACTATCAAGCTGAGTGAACATGTCTTTCTCAATTTCCCTGTAAGCTTTGCGTGCATTCGCTGGTAGGTCCACCATCATGTTAGTGACTTTAGATTCAGGTAAATCAAGGTAATCGGCTGTGTCCATCTTTTTAGTGATGTCACTGATTTTAAATTCAATCCATTGCTTGCCTAGTATCGTAGGTGAGTAGGTCCACCTGTTATAGTCTGATGTGAAGTAGCTGTCTTTGTAATGAGTAATGTATTCACCGAGGCGTTCACCACCATCGACTGCTAGAAATTGACCGTGTAGGTCCAAGTATCCATTTGCCGCAGGGGTACCGGTTAACCCTGTTCGATATTTGAAATGGTTCAGTAGCTTGCGCCACCCTGTGATTTTGATTGGGACCAGTTCACCACGTCCATCTTTCCGGTCACGGTTACCACCTGCCATACGAAGCGTGGTGCTTTTCTTTAGCTTTGACACTTCATCATAGACAACCATTTGAAAAGGCAAGAGTTTGCCCTGGGACAAGTAGTAATGATCCAATGTTTCTGCAAGCCAATTCATTGCTTCGTAGTTGATAAGGTAGATATCAGCGTCTGCGAACAGGGCGCGTGTACGCTTCTCCTTGGTACCGTGGACAATGCTGAAGCGTAAGTGTTGCGTATGGCTCCACTTTCGTGCCTCACGTGCCCATACAGCCTGTACGACACGTAATGGACCAAAGATTAAAGTCTTATGAACCTGACCTGCACGCATCCGGTCAACAATGGTGGTGAGAGTGATGGGAGTTTTACCCAAGCCAACTTGTAACCACAGCATTGTGTCATCATGAGTAAGCTGGTGCATGATGCATTCACGTTGGTATTCATACAGGGCTTGAGGGTAGAGAATTTCAGTCATGCAATTTCTTATTTTTATATTTAGTGAATCTACTTTTTAATTGCTTAAGCTCTCTTTGATAATCAAGTAATTCTTCTTTCCATGAATTTACTTCATTAAGTAACTCAAATTCTTCAGCTTCTTTTATTTCTCGTTCAGCATATTTAATATTGTCTTCAGCTTCAAGTAAGGCATATTTAAATGCAGAAAATAAAGTTGTATAAAATCCAGAAGGAAGACTGTTGCCAACTATAAATTTTTGTTTGTATAAATAATAAATATTTTTCGACCATCCAAAATCATTTATTTTTCTTGACTGTCTAACCCAAGTCACATCTTTTATTTTCAATGTAAGATGTACATATTTTTCCTGATGATTATCAGCATAATTGTTTTTAAACCCATGTCTTGTTTGCGTTCCATGCTTTTTCATTATTGAACGGACATGCCATTCATCGATATCGACAACAGACTTGTCATCATCACAAGTGTAAACAGATACTGAATATAAAATAGCACCTTTTTTAATTATTGATTTTGGATATTTTTGAGGTTTCATTATCTGCATTCCTTATCCGTAATATTTTATCAGTGGTCTTCCAAATAATTTCACATCGTTGATGAGGAGATCAACACCTTTGTGACCGTACACTGTGCAAACAGTCGCACCAAGTGCACGCAATCGATCATGCTCACGCTCTTACCCTGGTTGAAAGTCACCATCCGATGTCTTCGCTTCAACGAACCACACAACATTGTTGAGTATTACAATTTGGTCGGGTACACCATCGCGACCAGGTGAAACCCACTTACGTGTGTCACCACCGAGTGATTTTATCTGGTCGCGTAGGTATGTTTCAATCTTGTTCTCACGAGTGCCCATTATTTACTCAGTAATATAAATCGTTGTTGTTTCTCAAGTATTGCAAAACTCTAACCTCAATAGCAATTCTACCCAATGCATTAGTTTTATCATATGCGCGTCTTAATGGCTTTAATACATTCAATATATCACTCTTGCTTGTTTCTGCTTTTTTCGATTGAGTCATCGCGGTAATTACAGTTTGGTTTGCTTCACTGGTAATTCTATCTTCAGCTCTTTGTTTTTCATCACCATACACTTCATGAAACTCAGGCCGACCATAAATTGTTTTTACTCCACCTTTTTCCAGATCAGCTTCTACTTTATAAACTTGACCAGGCCAACAAAGTGATAAACTTTTACCTGAAAAATAAACTATTTCATCACTTAAAGTACCATCATCATTAACAAGTCTAAAAGCCTTAGATGGTTTGTTGTTGCTGAAAATAACAACACCGGAGCAATATAGTTTAACTTCTTTTTTCATTTCGTCACCTTTATAATTTATTAATGTTCACACTGATTGTTTCACAAAGTACCACACTAGTCAAGTAATGGTTTAACTAACTTTTCAACTTCTTGAATGTACCATTCGAAATTGATACTGTTCCACCAAGCTTGATGGTCTGCTATGTCACCACCATCACAACCTTTCCTGTCAATGTAATCTGGATCAGTTATCAATGCAGGTATGCTATTACACAATTCAACCTTCCACCCTGTGTTAATTCCTGATCGACGTTCACCGTACACTGATTTATTCTTGGTGTGCACCCTTTCATCCCAGACACCCAGGCCAATCTCATTTATCACACCGTTATAGAATGCATCAGTCAGCTTGTTAGCACGTTTATATGCACCACTGGGACCATTGGGGGGCATCACTTTCTCAAGTGGCTTACCGTCAACACTGATGTAATAGCGAACGATGTTACTGACTTGCTCACCGCCCCATTCAAGTGTGCTGTTACGAGGTACCTTGGTGCGTAGGAAGAAGTCAAAAATATCATCATAGTGGGTAATGAACTCACGGATATCTTCACCTCGCACCAGTGCAGCTTCAGCAGCTTTAGCCACGATACGAGCAGACCAGTCTTTATGATGGGGTAGCTCACGAGTACCTGGGTTATCTTCAGCAGTCTCATGTGCATAAGCACCGATACGTTTCAATTTTCCGTCTTGCTTTTCAGCCATGTAAGAATTCACATCACGTATGAACATGCGATTATACAACACTTCTTCAAGCTCAAGGTTGGTTAATCCTTCCCACCATCTGCATACTGCACGAGTATGGTCAAGGTACTCACGTGGACAAAGGTAAGTGATACCATCGGTGTTCGCCTGGATCATTCGTAATCCTGGTACTTTTAACATCTGTTCAGTCAACATGCAGAGTAGTAATTGACCATTGATAGTTATTGACATGGTATAAAATGGATCAAAGAAAGGACTGTATTTGTAATTGCTACCACCATATGCACCATTGAGTGCCAGTTTGAAAGCTTCATTTTCAGCAGTCTTCTTTGTGTAAGTCTTCCTGGTATGATAAACACTCAAATAAGCATCACAATATTCTTGCCCAAGGTGTGCAGGAAACAGATTATTTTTAATAGCAAGGTTAGGATAGAAACTAGCAACGTCCACATCGACTATCTGATGAGTGTCTGTGCTATGTATTACTTGTGATTCGACTGATGCATGAATGCCGCCAGTGCCAAACTTATAATCAATACCTTCGACAGTGGCAATTAAACCTTTGAACACACCTTTTGTTTCAGTGATAACTCTTGCTGCAAAATAGTTTTGAATGTTCTGAAACTCAACTCTTTCAAATTTTACATATGGAAATATTACTTGGTTGAGATCAATACTATCACGCTGTGTCTGTCGTTTCTTTTTCTTTCCGTCAATATACTCGTAACACTTTATACCTGCTGCTTCAATCTCAATGACTAGTATTGTTTCACCGATCTTAACGTCACTCATATTCATCATATTCTTGCCAAATTTCTCAGACAATCCTTCACGCAGTGCTATTTGCTTCACTGTTTTATCTGCAAATAAATCAGTTGCATCGATGTCATGCCACATATAAGAAATTAACACATCAATCTGTTCGCTGGTGAGAGTAGTACCCACAGGGAAAGGTAAATCTTCAATACTATCCATTCTCATGTTGAATTCAATGACTTTAAGGCTTGTTGCTTTTGATCCTTCGTCGCTTGATATATCATCGAAGTGATGAATTTTATACAGGTCAATCTGAGGTACGAGCCAGTCATACTCCCACACCATGTGAGCAAATCGTGCGTTCCATGGTGCATCGATAATGGTCATTGATTTTTTATAGATATCAGCGACAGTGATACAGGCATTGCGGTTCTGATAGATGAAGTGCAGCACCGGGTAATCGTAACCGATGTTATTGTATCCAATCATTCGACATTTTTGTGCAGCTAACTCTTCAATGAATCGACACAGTAAGCTGATATCATTACGCCTGTCACTGATTTCAAAGAGCCATTTACGACGTGTCACCCGGTGCAGTATTCCAATAGTGAATGCATTAGGATAGCACTCTTCATCGTATGATACGTCACCAGGTGTTAGTCCGAAGAGGAAGTCAGGAGTGGTCATTTGCAAAAAGGTTCTATTATTAGAAGAACTATATACAATGTTTGTAGCCATATCATAATTGTTAAACAGGCTTGCACTCTCCACCAACCGTATCCATCACGGTTTGATTTATGCCATGCAGCACCAAAGAATATTTTCCAGAAACCCATCATCATCACCACTCAATCAATGGTTGATCGGCTTTGATGTAAAGAGGATGCCTTGGCGAACCGTTTTTTGTTGTGCCCAAACACCACAATTTAGTGTTATTGTTTTTAGTGATATTTTTAAATTTTTCAACTTGTTCTGATTTAGCATTAGCACCCCATGCACAAACTACAGTGAAATTCTTTTCTTTAGTTAGCTTCGAGAGCCATTGGTTATTTTCTGGGCCTACAGGGTCTTTACATTTCCATAAATCACAGGGTTTTGTTGCACGATAAGCATATAAATTAACTACTATTAATCCTTTGTAACCCCATGATTTTGCAAAATTTATACAGCGTCTTATTGTTGGGTCATCTATAAATGCGTCAGCAGTTGATGGGTTGAGCATTACAAATAGAACTGTTTTTGTCCCTAAGAAACTGTCTTCAAAAGGTCGATTCAACCAATATCTATATTTTTTACAATTGCTAATTAATGCGCCACTCATTTTTGTCACTCCAAAAAAAAAAAG